GATGAATAATCTCCAACGAGAGTCGACGCGATCAGCTCGCGTCTAGCCTCGCCGCTCTAATGGTTCAGCGCGGGGAGTCCATCGCCATAAGTAGTGACAGTGGCAGTAATGGGAGGCGTCTCCAGATAGTAACGTCTCAGTGAGCAGTAGAGATCGATAGTGTGCGGCAGTTGGTTAGTAGCAGGGAGGGCGCCTGGATCAACGAGTGCACGATAGCGCTCGATTGGAATGGTACGGTCAGGCCCAAATACAGTAACCGGCAGGTCAGTGTTCGTGGCAAAGAGTGACCCATCATTGTACTCAGTGGACCAGATGTAGTGAGTGACCATGCCTGAAGTGATGTTGTGTCCCTCGGACTGTGGCATGAGAAAAGGAACAGGAGGGATACCCATGGGCGACACCTTGGACATCCATTGCTCAAGCAATGTAAAACCGTCAGTGAACTCACGTCCCTGGTAGTACTGCACCGTGTAGGGATACGCGCCAACTTCAAGTCTGATATATAGACGTCCTTTCAAGATACGATCCAACAGCAGCTTGGGAAATACGCCAATATTCACCATCAAAAGCTGGAGCGGCATAACCCACCGGCCAAGTAGTGGACGACGCACACCGTTCGCGTCCATGACCAAGATCTCCTCTCCATTCATACCGAAGTTAGCGAAGCTACGAGATCCAAATTCATGAACATCAACATCACCCCTGTTAAAAATGACAGAAGGAGGAGGAGCTAAGGGATTGAACGCAGTCGGAGTCATGTGTTGTCCCAGAATGATGTCACCACGGCATAGACCGAAGAGATTGTATTCATGCGAAAGAGTGCGCTCAACGAGCAATGTCGCCTCTGAGATCATAGATGGCCGTACTGTCGGTACGAAGGTCTCACTGTCTCCATTATAGCGAACGTAAGAAATGGCTAGTTGCGTTGCACGTGGATCAGACTCCAAGAAAGGTTGAAGCAACACAGTAGAAGGCGAGAGGTCAAAGGCAGTCTGGAAAAGTGAATTGATCGAGCGACCAAAAATCGTCGCCTCATTAGCAGCCAAATTAATCTGACGCAACCAGTTCAGAGGGCGATCCACGGGATATTGCATGTCAGTGCACTGAGCCAGCATAGTGATCAAAGTGGCGTAAGCTTCAGAGGCAACCATCGCATGTTGCACGTTGTTAAAGAGACCATCATTAGAATACAGAGGTGTGAGAGTGTTCACGTACCAAACGTTGGTCTGAAGAGGAGGATCAGTGGGGTACTGGCCTGACAGAAGAGCGACCGCTAAGGGACGGGCGCTGAGAGAGATCGGAACTCCTGTGCGCTGGTACGTCATAGACATATTTAACGCAGGTTGAGCAAGATTGTTGGGAGCTTGCCGAGATACATTGACGTGGGTGACGATAGCGTCACGATCCAAACGAGCAAACGGTACCTGGAAAGGCTGGAAGGGTAAAGTTGGGGCGATGGCCGCCAATTCGACGGGTAGCAGTTCCGCTATGTAGGCAGGAGTGTAAGACTTGATAATCCTGAAATTCGTCATCGCATTTCGCATGGACGCGCGAATGGACTGATTCCAATTAGGCTGGTACCGACCACTGTCGATGATGCGCAAGACTAAGTCGACCACGGTGTTACGCCAGGTCGTCAACTCATTATCGAAGTTCAGAGTGGGATTGGTAATACGTATGGGCCTGTGTTGTAATGGAAGCAGCAGCACATCAGGGGGAGTGAAAAGATTGGCGGATCCAATGATATCAGGTGCACCGTAAGTAATCTGAGATGGTGTAGGCCAATTACGGTGGATTTGCTGAGCCCACCAGGAGAGGATGGGACACTGGCGACGATCAATATTTTGAGGGTGAAGGAAGCACTGAGGCCAGGTGGTAGGATTGTTAAATGCTGCAGCCAATCTCTGCTGAGTGAAATTAGGATCGTCCATAGGCAGATTCTCGTAGCCAACCATGGCATTAGCGACAACCATAAAGGCTTGGCACGGAGCATTAGGATCAGTGACTAAAGGTAACGCCAGTAGACACACGAACATATCAACCAACGTGTCAATGCTAGTGACAGACCCACCACTACTTGGATATGAATCCTCAGACAGGTATGTCTGAACGCAACCGTTATATAACCAAGCGGCACACGCCAATCTGAAGTCGGAAAAATCAGAGGCCACAGGTTTAAGCTTTGACAAGATAGCCGCAGCGGGACTCTGGGTGTTAGTAGTGCTCTCGACGATCGTCGACATAGCGTTAGCGATTAGGGTGGGATTAATGCGTAATGGTGACACACGAGACAGGGTCCGAGCAAACGCAGACAGAATCGGCTGGACGTAGTCGGCACTGGTCCCAACATTTAGGTACATTAACAATTGGAGGAGCTGCCTTTCATCAGAACTAACCCGCCACGGTAACAAGCGAGCCACAGAGGGAGCCGTAGGCGCAGCAACAGTGAGCAAGGACTGAGAACATCTGGAGATAGCGTCAGCAATGTCAGCAGGAGTAATGTTCATCTGAGAAATACGCGACATCCACATTTCACGAACGGAAAGAGTTAGCGAGTCCGCTGTCTCCCACATGTCAGCCCATTCAGAAGGTGCACCAGCGAAAGTTTGAGCACGATCATATCGGCCAATCCTATCACGAATGCACTGATTGACGAAATCAGCAGTCTTGTTGAACAAGGGGATGTTCACTCGGGATGGATACATGACAGGAAACCATTTACCCTCCTTATCCTCTGGAACAATACGGAGTTGAGACGCGGAAAGATTAGGAGCCGCGGCAGTCAAATCCATGGTAAATTGAGTACTACGGTTTAAGTGTAAGTTAGACAGCACATACTGAAGACACATCTGCAGCACATTCATACGAAGAGTGTTTGGGTTAAAAGTGCCTTCTGGGGTCGCACCCGTGTTGAGTAGCATCGAGAATGACCTAGCGTTACTCTCTGTAGGGGGGGCAAGACGAAGATCACATTCCCGCGATGATGATGGTGAATCCAACTTAGCAGCCCAGTTGGTACGTAAAACGATTCGTACGACAGTCGCCTGTGGAAAGGGGGTAGTGATGTTGTAGCTTGACGTAAACCATGAATAAGAAATAACATCTTGAACAGTATTTGAATGGACAATCGGGACAAGTTCGAAAGATGTACATAACCCGGAATCCCAAGTTATGAGGCGTATTCCTTCAGTCATCATCAGTGAGTCAACGTCAGACACAGTCAAAGCCGTCTTAGTGTTGGCTGTAGACGTGGCGGTAGCCCATGACTGAATGAATTCTTCAACAGCAGTAGAAATCGAAAAGCTTGTCAGAGCAGCATTAGAACCAATAGAATGCGTAGTCTGGTGAATAGCAAGAGCGTCAGATGACGCGAACTGGGCCATGCAGACAGTACACAAATGATTAGCGGATTTCGGTTGCTTCGGAAGGCCAGCTACAAGCTGCTTTTGCTCCATCATAGCTTTAGCTGAAGATATCGTAGCGTCTTTAGCTGGAACAACCTTAACACCCCCATCATTGTCAACAGACCCAGTCTTCGTAATAGCATTCTTATCACCAGAACCCGCACCACCAAATACTACGTCTCTATCCTTATTATTATCTACAGCTACGGTCGCTTTAGCGTCTTGCGATTTCACCGCACCGTGCATTCCATCTTTCCCATCACTAGATACAGTAGGTTTGGGAGCTGATTCCTTAACCGAGTTATCATTATCATTCGTCTGCTTAGCGACTGAGGTTTGTGAAGCCCCATCAGTAGAGGAGGGAGTAGAGGCAGCTGGATTATCTGGCGTTGGGACGGTGACTTTCTTGTCTGTGGCGTTTTCTACGGATTCTTTAACGTCAGTGGAAGATGGCTTAGACTTAGTAGTGTTCTTAGTGTCTTTAGATTCAGTAGCATCCTTATGACGACGTCTAGCCACTTTGCGCGAACTCATTTCGGCGTTCGGAGAAAAGC